GTTGGATGTTCCTACACAGATAATCCAAACCTTCCGTTTAAACCGCAAAAATGCCAAGGATGGTGTTGGTGCTGGTACAGAATGGGCTGATCCCAGCCAGCTTCAACGTTACACTCCTGTAACATCTGCTACTGGTCAAGTAATTGGTCAGAACATTTGGCAGGGTAATAAGTTTGCATTAGACCCTAACTATTCTGCTCAATCAGTAGTTGGTGAAGTAATGTCTGCTTCTGGTGTAACTGGCTCTAATGGTCAAACACTTGCTTATGGTCCTTTACTTCCTGGCTCTGCCCAGATTATGTTAGTTCCTGACAACGATCCTCGTTCTGCTGTAGTTTATGCTTACGATAATGGTGCTGGTCTTTTCGTCAGCTCTTCAACTGGTTTAGTATTATCTGGTGTTACTATTGCTAACTATGGTGTATTAAATGGCACCGCTCCTATGGTCAATTTAGCTGCTCTTCCAGTTCCTCAGCAATCTGATGTTTCTGGTGAACCTGCTGATACTTTCCACTGGGAAATGAATTACTCCTTCTCTCTTGAGCGTAATAAGACTGCTTTAAGTGAAATCAGCTTCGCTATGGATACTATTCAGGTTAACGCCAAAGCTCGTAAGAACTTTGCTCAGATTTCTGCTGAAGCTATCCAGGATTTAGAAGCTTACACTGATGGCAAGATTGATGCCCTCAAGGAATTAGTAACTGCTATGACTGAAACAATGGCCCTTGAAATCGACCAGGAATTAACTTTAGCCATGATGCAGACCGCCTACGCTACTACCACATGGAATGCTTTATATCCAACTGGTCAGTTCCGTGGTACGCAAGCTGAATACAACCAGACATTAGTTCACAAGATGAACTTCGTTTCTAACGATATGTCTGTAAATTATCTACGTGGTGATGATTTCTTCGCTATCTGCCACCCACACCTCTTCAATATTCTACAAAACACCAATAATTTCCATATGAGCGACCTAAATCATCTTCACCAGGGCGACTTTAATGTAAATGCTGAAAAGATGGGTACAATTGACAGTTATACAATTGCCAAGAATGCTTATCATCCTCAGTCTGATAAGATGTTAATGGGTTATACTTCTAAGGATTTAGCCAAGGCTCCTTATGCTTACTTCCCCTATGTAACTTACTTAACTCCTCCACAAGCTGACGTTTTAAGTGGTGACATGTTCTCCACAATCGTTGGTCTACAACAGAGATATGACCACAAGGTCCTACTTGATGGTAAGTATGGTCTTGCTAATCTCCAAGTACTTAACATGTACCAGAGCTAATAATTGGTATAACAATATAAGAAAAGAGGGTTCTTTTGAGCCCTCTTTTTTTGTATAAAAATATCAATTAACTTGTGTGTATAAAATGTATTACAGCTGACAGGGAAACTTATAATAAAGCAGTAATTAAATAGTAGAGAAATTGAACTCCACAAACGAAACAAGCAAGTAAAACACTTTAAAGTATTGAAAAGGAATGAGTTATGAGTGAGAAGTTGATGGGTTGGACCAACAATTTAGCAGAACCAAAGCGAACTAATAGATTTGAGTTATTATTAACTGATTCTCTTCGCCTAACCTGCCATTCTGTTAGTATACCAAATATTGAAGTAGAAAAAGTAGAAGTCCATAGAATGCACGAAAAGTTCTATGTTGCTGGTTCAAAAGTAACATACGGCGAAGTAAAATTAGAGTTTTATGATTTCGTAGATAATGCTGCTTCAAAATCTCTACAAGCATGGTATACTACAATTTATAGTCAAGCTACCTCTCTTATGGGATATCCACAAAATTATAAACAAGATTTACAACTTTTAGTATATGGTCCTGATCATTCTATTGTTGAATCTTGGTTATTAGTTGGTTCATGGCCCGTAAGTTTAGCCTTTGGACAGATGGATTGGAAAGACGGTGCTGGCGTAAGAAATGTTTCGGTGGACTTACGCGTTGACCAAGCTGTATTAACATTAAGCTAATAAAATATTTTTAAGGATTAACAGCAATGACAACATTTATTTCCCCTGGCGTATATACACTGGAGCAGGATTTGTCACAGTATGTTTCCAATCTGTCTTCTACCATTGTAGCTATGGTAGGAACTTCAGATATGGGACCAACTGAAACACCCACTCTTGTAACTTCCGCTTCTCAATATGTAAGTTTATTTGGACAGCCAAACCCTAATCATTATTTAGGATATGCGGCTCTTTCGTACTTGGAACAAGGAAATCAGTTATATGTAACACGTGTAGCACCATCTGATGCTTCTGTTGCCAAACTAACTGTTCCACTACCCGCCAGTTATACACCATACTCTGGTAATTGGACCTTATCTTCAAATACAGCAACAACTGCTACTTTTACGGTAAGCAATTCTACGGGCGCTACTGGAGCTAACCAATTAGTAGTATTACCAACAACTCCTCCAGTAACATTATCTGGTTTTGATTTTACGGATACCACAAATGTAGCTGCTATAAATGGTAAGGTAGGTTCAGATTTATCAAGCTTTATTTCTTCTGGCCTTGTTAATAGCTATGTTGTAGGTCGTTCTTTTACAGTAAACACCGGTTATGGTAAGGGAAGCTCTGTTCCAGTAACTAATTTAGCTGTAGATGATTTAGCAGATTTGTATTTAACTGTAGATGCTACTAAATTCAATAGCTTCAACTCTCCAATATTAGCAACTGCTACTGGCTCATTCCTCTGTACCACAAAGGCTGTTTCCGGTGCTATCGCTGCTGAAACTGTTGTTATTGGTAGTACCTCTAACGGAACTACTACTGGAACACTTTCACTGGTTCTTACTACTACCGGAACTCCTAATGCTACCCCAACTTTAACTAATATAAATAGTTATGTTAGCGTAGCCAGTCCAAACGTTACTATTACAATCCCAATGTTCTATACCGGAACAGGTGGAACTGGAACTATTACAGCCGCTAATGCCGCAAATAATGCACTTTCAATTTCCGCAGTATTAAACGGTATAATTTCTGCCTTTGCTGGTGGTTCAAGTTCTTTAACTGGAAATCTTGCTACTGCTTATCCACTTTGCGCTGCCACATTTGATGGAGTAACTGGTTTAGGTTATATTAATCCTGTTACTGGAGCTTCTGCTGGCTTATCTTCTGCTACAGTGCAATCTGATGGATTAACAATTGTATTAGCTGGTATTACATTAGGTGCTTCTTCTACTTTCTCTTATGGAACTAACGCAGGTCCATTTGTATCTACTACAAACATGCAGATTACTGGAACGTTCTCTTTAAATCTTTCCAGACCTACTTGGGTAATGAATGCTGCTGGCTCTTCTTTTGTCCCAACATTTTTAAAGTTCTCTTCTCTTGGTGAAGCTGATTTCTCTAATGTAGCTATTACTGTAGATTTAAACTTAAATAATGTAGACGCAAGTGATGAACAACAATATGTTGTTTCTTTATATACCAGAGGTACTGGATTATCCATTTCTCCCTCCAGTGTATATCAGAGCGATTTTGTTCTAACAGAACAATATACTGGAACACCAGATGTTTTACAGTCTACTATCAATTCAAGCTCTGCCTATGTTAGTTTAAAAATAGACTATGCTACTGTAGATACTTTAAATTATACAAGCGGCGTTATTACAAATGGCACACCTTCCGATAATTTAACTCCTTCTTTTGGTCTATTTACTGACGCAAGCGGATTAGGTGTTATTACGGGAGCAGTAAATACTACTTCTTCTAACATAGCATATCCTTCTTATGCTGCTTTCCTTGAAAACGGCTCTACTGGAACTATTGTAGATAATTATACTATTATTGGTGATGCTGCTGATAAGACTGGCATTTATAGCGTTTCTGACCCAGAAGCAATTGATATTAATTTATTAGTTGTTCCAGGTTGGTCTGCCGACCCTGCTGTTGCTGCTGCTATGATTAGTCTTTGCCAAAATCGTAGTGACTGTATGTGTATTCTTGATACTCCTTATGGTTTAAGTGTCCAAGAAGCTATTAACTATAGAAATAATGTGTTAGTTTCTGGTAGTAATTATGCTGCTGTATATTACCCTTGGGTTCAGGTTGTTGATTCTGTAAACAAGGTTAACCTCTTTGTTCCTCCCAGCGGTATGGTATCTGCTCAATACGCATATAACGACTCTGTTGGTGCCGTATATACTGCTCCAGCTGGCCGTAATCGCGGTAATTTATTAAATGCTACAGCTGTAGAACGTATTTTAAACCAGGGCGATAGAGATGCTCTAACTCTTGCTCAAATTAACCCAATTTATTCAGAAGCTGGTTATGGTATTTATATTCGCGGTCAAATGACCCTTCAAAGAGCTACAACTGCTCTTAATCGTGTAAATGTTCGTAGACTTTTACTTTATCTTCGTAAGGTTATTTCTACTGCTTCTAAATATTTCGAATTTGAACCAGGGGATTCCGTTACTGCTCTTCGTTTGAAGCAGCTTGCCGAATCTACTCTTCAGGCTCAACAGAATTTAGGAGCCATTAGAAACTTTACAGTAGATGTAGGTTCTGATGTTAATACGTCTCAAGTATTAGAAAACAATGAACTTGTAATGTCTATCTCTATTGTTCCAACAAAGACAGCAGAAATAATTGTAGAAGTTTTCAATATTCTTCCACAAGGACAGGGTATTACAATTAATAATGCTTAATAATTAATAAATAAATGTAGAGCAGCCTCTATTAATTTAGAGGCTGTTTTATTTTCCAAATTAAGTTAGACGGGAATACTTATGGCAGATACAAGTACTATGCAGCAAGCTATTATGGGTGCGAATACGCCTGGACAGAGTTCTATTACTCAAACTGGATTTTTACAGTCTCCCAATGTTTTATTCCAGGCAATGAACCAACAATCATTGACTAATCTTAAATCCCTATCAGCCGGCTCTGTTGGTACGTATTTACAAAGTAAAAATATAGTTAATGGTAATATGGCATCAATTATAAATGCTTCTCTTGATTATGTTTTAGGTGGAAATAGTCAAGGATTACCAGCAATATCTGGTAATGTAAAATATAGTAGTTCTAAAAGAACTTTTATTCCTATCATATTAAAAACAGATTTTTTATTTAATTTAAACCCAAAATCTACAGCAGGAACTAACAACCAGCCTGTCCCATTATATATAGTTTTTGATAGTACGCCAGAAGATATAACGCTTCAAAAAACAGCTAATTGGAATGCTGTTAACTTTTTAGGCAGGCCAGAACCGGTTTGGACATATCAAAATAGTAGTCCTATAACTTTCGCTTTAACTGGAAAGTTTTATGCCGAATCTGTTCAAGCACATGGAAAGCTATTAAAACTTTCTGATTATATAATGTCTTTGGCTACACCTTCAGAAAATAATTATATGCCATCTCCAGTTACGGTTTTTATAGGAACTTGGAAAGTATTACATTGTATAGTAAATAATGTTAGTATAAAATATTCTGGACCATGGTCTTTACAGGTTAATCAAGATGATGTGAATAGAGCTTCAAGCACAGCTGAAAAAAATGTTATTAATAATGCTATAATAGACCAAAACAATTCTAATATACCAACGCATGCTCCATATTTGTTTGAAGCTACTTTTAACTTTACTGTTGTAAGTCCTGGTAATAATGTTCAATATGCCGAACAAGTTGTGTCTAATAATGGCGGTGTTAATAATGGACAAGAGCTATCAAAAGATGACATGAATAGTCCAGTACTTCAAAGCATGTTAACTTTTAACTTAAATGAAATTGATACTGATGTAAATACAGGATTATATCAAAATACGGCTTTTACAGCATATACATTTGAGGGAGGCCAGTTAAATACATATACAGACTCCTCTTTATCTTATACTACTGCTGCCCAAAACTTAAATATATACGATAATGCTAATTCAGTTAAGAGACTATCAGACCAGGGAGTTATAACAAATGCTATAAGCTCTCAAATGTTGAGCTTGTTTCAAAAAGCTAATCCGTCTTCTACTCAAACTCCACAAACAACTACCTCATTAAATCCATTTAAGAAGTTATTTTAATTATGGCAGTAGATAATACTAATCTTTTAATAGATATACAAGATATTCAAAAATTAGTAAATAATACTAATTCCTCTACTTCAAGTAAGAGAGATAATACTATAAATGCTGTTATAAAATTATTAACAGATTTATTAGATGAGGCGTCTGTTAAAACTATAAAAA